CTCATCAAAATACATTATTTCTGGTTCAATATCTCTAATAAAACTTTCTAATTGTTTTTGTACATCTTCGATGTATTCAAATGCCCAGTCACGAGAATCAGAAAGAAACTTAATAAAGTTTTCCTTGTGAATATCTTGGTCTTCTTTATTTATTGGAGACTGAAGAGTTGTCTCAAATGCCTCTTGCATGGTTGAATTAAGAACCACCATTTGTGCAAAGGCTTCGCTGATAGAGTTAAGTCTCCTTAGTGTTGAAAAATATGCAACACAAAAAGATATTGAAACTAAACTAAGGACTATAACTGCTATTCTCATACTATTCCTTTTCTCTCAATACTATTGTATCACTACTGGCATTATACATTTTTTTAAAGTCTATTCCTGTTATTTTTTCATATTGATCTATGCTTCTTTCTGATCCTACTCCATAGATACCGCTTTCAATACCACAAAAAATACGCTTTTGTTTTTCTTTAGACAATACTTCTAATTCTTTCCAGGAAATCTCTCTTAGATTTCTATCTTTCCATATCTTGCTGTATCCCTCACGGGTATAAAAATGATAAACAATCTTAACACAGGGGGAGTATATATCCCATCCCCTAGTCCAGGCTCTTATTGCAAAGCACAACTCTTCACCAAAAAAACTAATCTCTGGATCATATGGAATATCTTTTATTATATCTCCAGTAGTAAAAATAAATCCTGCAAGAATTGTGGTTGATTCCTCTGGCATATGCTTGTTAGATAACTCAACTCTTTCAGCAGTCCAGTCCCCACGCTTTGTAAGCATAGGCTTTTGTTTTGTAGGATATGGCAACTGCTGCTTAGACTTTTTAATTATGCTTATCTCTTTATTTGGTTCAACATAAAATGGTGGAGGAAAATGTGACAAAATAATTTTATTATTGTTTGATATCTGTTGTGCTTTTTTATGTTGTTCAATACACAATAAATCCCAACCTTTTTCAAATATCGTATGTGAATCAATCTGTAAGAAATAATCTTGTCCAGAATACATTGGCATAATCTGTGCCCTAGCGTATCCAGCACCCCTTGCCATCTTAGGATGTATCTTTTCTAAGGTTAGGTTAGGTACCCATGACAAGTCTGGTTCATACTTGTCAAACTCTTGAAGAAAAACACCAAAGAATAGTTCCTGTGGATTAGCAGCATTGTCTAGCGCAGAGTGAATTGTTCTTTCTAATTCTGGATCTCTGTAACTTGCAATAGATATAAAAATACTCATTGATTAGCAATCATTTTATTACACCTACTACAAACATTATATGTTTTTCCAGTAAATGGACAGGATCCCGCAGGGATCATATCGTGTTCTTTTATTTTACAAATAAATCCTTTAATCATTTTGCTACCTCTCTGGTAACTAAAACAATAGCACCTTCCATTTCAAGAGCATTTTTAAGTTTTACGACATACTGTAATGCTTGAATCTTTTCATCATGGACTAATCCAGCAAAATGCTTTTCATCTAACTTAATAGTTAAAAAGTGTTCATTGTCAATTATGTTTACACCAAATCCTTTTGGCGGTATAACTGAATGAAAAGCCCTACGCATTGCATCTGTATACACTACTCTTCTCTTTTCCAATGGAGATATGATTTAATGTATACCGCTGCATATGCTAATGCAGAAAATATAAATCCATATTGATCAGTTATCAATGCATATGCTATCCATAGGACTTCATTAAATAGTAGTACAAACCATCCCCAAATGGTCTTACGACCAACAAAGAAAATGCCCGTTACTCCTATTACTGCTAATACCCATGACCACATGTTATTGCTCCATTGTTAATGATTGCCAAGTCAAAGACCATTCTTGCTTTGATCTATGATTATTAAATTCTCTTGAGATTTCTCCACCTTCTAGATAGATACCGCCCCAAACTCCCCACTCTTTGCCAGATACCCCTACAGCAAAACATCTCTTTGCTACTGGGCAAGTCCTGCATATAGAATCAACAAAGGCTCTACTTTCAGGCTTTTCTTCGTAGTCATCAAAGAACATGTTTGTATCAGAACCTAAGCATTCTGCATCATCTTTCCATAGATGTTGTTTCATGCTTAACCTCTATATCTGTTTGGAATATCCCATCCGTTACGAGTGACCTTATAAACTCTTTGTAGGTACCAAAGACCCTTTACTCTCACACCGTTAACGGCAGTACGTGCAGAATCAGATCTCTTTAGATCTACTACATCCCAACCAACCCAAGAAAGATTGTTATTTACTTTTACAATCTTCTCCATTTTTTCTAAACTTGTTACTATCATACTTCCCCCTTAGTATCTAAAAATTCCAACTTCAATGTTTTCTAATTCAGCCTTAGCAACCAACTTAGAAGGTGTTTGCTTTGGATTACACAAAAATGCAAAATAATTTACATAAGACATGTTCTCTTCAACCCATTGACCAGGAACTTTATAGTATTTAATTTTCTTTCCTCTGGCTTTCATACCACGCTCAGAAAGATTTGAAAACTCTGAAACCATAGAGTTTATTCTTGCAGGACCTACTGAATAGATAGCAAACTCTTGGTCATCTTCTTTCATGCCAGATAGGGCAACACCCATAGCACGAATGAATACGCTGTAGTCGCTAAAGTCATTCGTTCCCTGAACTACCACTATCATTTTGTATTCCTTTTCTTAAATTATCTAATATAAAAAGCATCTTGTCAATGTCTTTTTTAGACATAGTTGATATGTCTACTGGTTCTGCGGTAGGACTAACAATGTCTCCATTATCAGTATCAGCAGAATAAAAAACATTATCTTTTACCCAATACGCTTTGCTGTCTATAACAATAATCTTGATCATAGTATTAGCAGCATGTTTTGCTGACTGAGACTCAATCTTTTCTTTATTGTTTAGTTTTTTAGGAATAAGAGTTCTAATACTTTCATGAATATCACTTTGTCTATACTTGATATTCGTTAAAGTCTTTGAAACTTTATACCCGTTTAATCTAATTATAGACCAAGCAGCCAACAATGTCAAGCCGATGGCTAAAAAGTATTCCATTTTTACCTATTATTCAGGTTTTGTTTTTGTTATTTTTGTAGCAGGAACTGGTTCTGCCTGCTGAATCATAACTCTATTTAACTTAAGTTGTGATTGTAGCAACTGAAATTCCAGATCTGATGCCTTTTGTCTATAGAAGTTAACTAATTGTTTAACTTCTTCAATGTTCATGTCTTCCACTGCCTACCCCTTTCTAAAACTAAATGGGCTACCTACCCACGCTTTGTCTGCCTTATCTCTTTCTCTTTCAACAATGGCACGGCTCCATGCAAACCCTGCATCTCCGCCCCATGCTTCCCACATAATTCTTCCATTAGAAGGAAACTCTGGACCATCGTAAAAACCTTTACCTTTTTTATCTACTTCATGACGAGAGAAGAAAGAAAACATTCTCTTAACAGTATCAAGAGACATGGGTGAACCATTAACAATATCTGTTGCTCTACCCCAACCTACTGGAGTACCAGCGCCAGTTGCCTTTCCATCTTCTTTCCACTTCAAAGCACGTCTTGCTGCGGCTTTCATTCCAGCATTAGGTGTGTATGTCTCTGCCATTATTTATCCTTCTTTGGGTGCTTTACTTCATATGGACCAAGAATAGATTTGATTGTGCCATTTTTATTCATACGAACAATCATTCCATCTTTAATTTGTGTTGAATTAAAAGATTGTGCTTTTCTCTTTGGCATTACTTTACAAATGGATTAAGATCAAAGATTGATCCACTCCACTGCCCCATGCCTTTTGTTGCGTTGTTGCGCCAATCTTCAGGCAACATATCTGTTGCGTTAAGTGCACGAGCACGATTAATGATGTGCATCTTGGCCTTGTTATAATCTTTTGCACGACCAACTGATCTAATTGCATTCATTAGGTCTGCACGATTACCAATTGGAAACGATCCATCAGGCATTGCTGTTCCAGCACCTGCCATTCTTTCACGACTTTCCTCAGAGAACTCTCTTTTTTCCATTTTAAACACCTCCGTTAGCGTTGCTGGACCATTAATTTCTTGTCCAAATCCTTCAAAAACAGACTTCTTTGTAGATCTTGGATGACCCTTTGGAAATAAATCTAAGTCAAAAGGTTTTCTAGGAAATCTTCCTCTTAATCCAGCCATAAAAGCATTAACTCTTCCCATAGCCCATTGCTCTGCACTAGAGACAGTTCCACGCACCGATGAAGGATTAGTTCTGTATGCTCCAATACCACGGTTGTATACCTGTCTTAGCGCTCCTACGGTAATTCTTTTATCGCCTTCTTTATTCTTATTATACTCATCTGCCAATTCTTGTAGTCTTGCTGAAGAAACTTTTTCCATCTCTTCATCTCTGTCATACATTTTTTCATTATCAATTGGCTCAGAAGATACTCTCAAAGAACTAAAAGGTTTTACAACACGTCTATCAGTTCTTGTTCTTGTGCCACCTTCATTTGTTGCATAAACTCTAATAACTGCTACTGGATTATCTGAAGATGCTTCAACACTTTCATTTGTTCCAGGAAGTTTTACTGTGCCAGATCTTTCAACTCTTTCTACAACACCATGTGCAGATTCTGTTTTGTCTGGTGGCTTTGGAACTGCAAAAGTCACATGATCTCCAACAGATACAGACTTTGCCTTTTCTATTTCATCGTCCATGCTGTATGTCTTACCAACTGGAACACAATTAGGAACCATTCGTCCATCTTTTTCTTTCATTCCTTGTTGTTCATATCCAACCCAGCAAGATTTTGTAACGTTATCCCAGTTGTCTACGCCTTCATAATCTTCATATGGAGCATTGGCCATTTCTCTTTTACCAATTGATGAATCATACATTGCCATAGCAACTTCTGAATCCATTTCGTCATCGTCATCATCTTCCATGCTGTGATTATTTATATCTACAACCATCGCATCCTTATACATCATTCCAATACTATATGCGGTTGGCTCCCACTTACCGTCTTCTTCTTTATAAATTCTTACAGACATTGCTGGATTTTCTGGTGGCATAGATTCAAGAGCATACTCTGATCCAGGTGTTCCTAGAGTACCGCCTTCATTCATGATATGCTCAACAACTCCGTGAACTATTCCTTCGGATGTCATGCCCATAACAAAGTCGCCTTCTTTAATAGGCTGCATGGCTTTATCTATGTTGCCTTCAGACATATTGATAGCATAAATCTGAGCAGCCGCTGCTGCTCTTGTGGTATGGCAACCCATAACTTCATTTGTTCCGTCTTTAATGGCAGGGTACCCAGAACAACCGTACGATCCCTTTTCTCCGATAGAATATGGCATAGTTAGATTATATCAGACTTCTCTTG